GACCACTTCACGGCTGGTGGTGACGAGGGCGGCGCTGTCTCTATCGGGTCGCTCCAGCTCTCCGCCACCGACACCACGTCGGTCGGCAGTGGCTGGGGCGACGCCGTACGTGTACTGCGCGGTGCCGGGCTCGGGTGGGTGGTGAACTGATATGCCGCTCCCGCGTCGCGTGAAGCTGTTCACGGCCGTGCTGGAAGGCATCACCGTCGACACCCCGGAAGGGCCACTCCACGGCGAACCACGGGCGCTCCCCTGCTATCAGGAGGAGCACCACGTCAAAGTCACCGTCGAGGGCGGCCAGGAGGCTGTTTCGACGGTGCAGGTGTGGCTTGACCCCGTCGATGTGGGGCTGGGCGACCGCGTCACAGTGACGAACTCGGCCGGCGAGCAGCGCACCTTGAGGGTGCTCGCTGTCGACCGCTACGACGGGTCACGACGCGCCGCCCACGTCGCGCTCAAACTCGGATAGGAGACCAGCATGTCGGTCAACATCCAGTGGCACGACCCGGACATCCCCGGCCTCGCCGCGCAAGCCCTGAACAACGCCGTCGAACACGTCGCCCCCGCAGTCACCGCGCGCACGCCCCGCCTCGAAGGCGACCTGCGCGCGAGCATGGTCGTCCACCACGCCAGTGAGGGCGATCTAGAGGCAGGGGTCACGTTCCACTCCCCCTACGCCCGCCGCCAACACGAGCTAGAAACCCCGAACCGTACCGAACCCGGCACAACGGGGCACTATCTCGAAGGGCCGTGGATGGAGGAGGAAGCAGCGATGCGCGCCATCCTCGCGAACACAATGCGAGGAGGCATGCAGTGAGCCTGCAACGGGCGATCCTCACCGGTACCGCAACCCATCTCCACAACCTCGGGGTGGGTTTTTTCATGCCCGCACTCCCGCCCGGCACGCCGTGGCCGATCTACCTCTACGAGTGGGGTGCCGCTGACGAGCAGATCGTCGTCAACATCCCTCTCACGGTGCCCGATGCGGTGGCGTTCGACACGTCACTCCAGGTACTCGTCCGAGCCGTAACCGACCAGGCCGCCGAACTGAAAGCGGCGCAGGTGACGGACGCGCTCTCACCCTCCCCGTTCCCGCGCATCGGTGGTGTCGACCTCCACCAGATCGCTCACACCTCGATTGCCCGCCTCGGCAAAGACGCAAACGGTCGCGCCATGTGGGTCACCAAATTCCGGCTATACGGCCACAACTCTCAGTAAAGGAACAAGCGATGACTGACTTCGCTGATGTGAAGCCCACCGTGGGCGCGGCATCGAACAGCTACGAAAAGATTCTCGACATTCAGGCGTACGGCACCGGTACGCCGACCGAAGAGGCGTGGGTGAACGTACCCGACATCACGGCGTTCAACCCGACCCGGCCCCCGATCACAGCAGACACGTCGACCTGGGCCCACAAGGGTGGCACGTCGACACAGAAGACGGGCGAGTCGTTCTCCGCGACGTTCAACGTCCTCAAGATTCGCAATTCTGAGGACAACGACTTCCAGGACTACTACCTCACGCTTCTGCGCGCGTCGGAGGGCACCGACACGGACAACCTCGTCCACGTCCGCTGGTACGACGCGCTCGGCGCGTCGGAGGCGTACCAGGGCATCGCGTCGGTGCAGGTCGCACCGCAGACCACCGGCAACGCGGAAAAGGGCTGGGACACCGTCACCCTCACCGGAGACGGCAAGGCAACCCCCATCGCGAACCCGCTCGCAGCGTAACCGTAGGGGGATTGCATGGCGATTGAACTCGCTGAAAAGGGCCGGTCGCTGTGCGTGACAGTGGGCGGGGAGATTGAATTTCTCTTCCCGCCCCTGTCCTCCCAGGACGGCATGCAGATCGCACTTCACCTGTTTGGCACGGTCGCGGCGGTCGCCGCGGACGACTTCGGCGTCGACCCCACCAAGTCGGGCGAAGCACTCATCGACCTTGTGCTGGGCGATCACAAGGACGCAGTACTTGAGCTGCGTGCGGAAGAAGTGACGCAGATTCACTTCGCCGTGCAGATGTGGCAGGTCACCGCGGGCGGCTACGACCTCGCGAAACTCTCGGTGACCAACCCAAAAGCGGCAGTGGAGCAGTGGGCGTTCGCCGCCTCCCGAACACTGAATCTGAGCTTATCGAGTGGGGCGCGTACCGCGACGAACGCGGACGCTGGGTCTACCCCCGAGAGCTAAGAGACGCGATCCAGGCGCAAGTCGACACCCCCGCCAAAAAAGACGGCGGGGGTGTCGACCCGGTCGCGTGGGTCAAGGCCGTGCTCCGGGCCTGGAACGCCGTATCTGTGGGCCTCCACATGGCCGGAATCAACATCTACGACCCCGCCGTGCGGGCGCTCCCCTGGGGCGCGCTGATGGCCAGGGTCGAGCACGTCTATCTCACTGACCGGCTCGTGCGGGCAATGGTCGACAAGGCAAAGGAGGCCCCCTAATGCTGGTTGGTGACCTTGTCGCGGCGATCCGTCTCGAAGGCGCGGACGCATTCAACCGTGGCCTGAGCCAGGCCGAACAGAACTTCCGCGGCCTCGGCGGCTCCGCGAGCGTCGCCGTACGGGCGATTGACGGCATACTCACCGCGGCCGGCAACACCGTCAACCTGGTCGGGGCGGGTGTGCTCGCGCTCGGCGCGAACGCGATCAAGTCCGGTGCTGGCTTCAACAACCTGCAACAGAACGCGAACGTCGCGCTCAAGACGCTGATGGGGTCGACGGCGGCCGCTGAGACGCAGATGGCGAAGCTCAACACCTTCGCCAACACCAGCCCGTTCGGTCGCGACACTCTGATCAAGGCACAGCAGCAGATGATCGGCTTCGGTATCGAGGCCGACAAGGTCGTCCCGTATCTCGGGGCTGTGCAGGACGCCGTTGCCGGTATCGGCGGCAGCAACCAGGACATTACCGAGATTGTTTCGATCATCTCGCGTATCCGCTCCGGCGCGACCCTGGGCCAGGAAGACCTCAACCAGCTCGCCGACCGCGGTATCAACGCGGCCGCGCTCATCGCGCAGGCGACCGGCCAGACTGAGCAGGAAGTCCGAAACAGCATCTTCGGCAACCCGCTCCGTGGTGAGGAAGCTCTCGCGGGCCTCGACGCCATGATGTCCGGCATGCAGGCCCGCTTCGACGGTGCCGCGGCCGGGCTGAAGAACAACCTCGACGGTGCGCGCGACCGCGTCAAGGCCGCGATGCGCGATATCGGCGCTCTCATCTCCGCCCCAGTCATCGACCCCACTGGCGGTGGCTGGGGCGTGACTCTTACGAACACCTACGCCGACATTCTGCGCAGTGTCCAGACGGCGATCACGCCGATGGTGAATGAACTCGCGGCCCGCCTCGCCCCGTCCGTGCTCGTCCTCGACTCGAACCTCCAGAAGCTCGCGTCGACGATCCGCCAGGTCGACATGACCGACCTCCGATCAACGTTCGCGCTCATCGAACCGTACCTGCCCACCATCGCGGGCGGGCTCGCCGCGATCTCCACGCAGGGCCTCGCAGCCGTGCCGGTGATCGGTGGCCTCGTGGGTGGCCTCCAGCCCCTCGCAGTCGGGCTTGCAGCGGCCGCGGCAGCCTCCCCCGAGGTACGGGCAGGCCTCGCGGATATTCTCGCCGCAGGCAAGCCGCTGGTGCCCGTCGTGGGCGAAGTGGCAACGATCCTGTCGGGAATGTTCGCCTCCGGCCTGTCGGTCGCGGGCGAACTCCTCTCCGCAGTCTCACCCCTCGTGAGCCTGCTCGCTGACGGTATCTCTGCCATCCCCGCTCCGATGCTCGCCGCTGCTACCGCGATCACACTCGGCTCGGTCGCGCTGCGCGCGTTCAGCCAATCGGCACAGGTGAAGGGCATCACGGAACTCGCGGGGCACCTGCCGAAACTCGGGAGCGCGTTCGACAGCATGCGCCTCACCGCCATGTACGCGGGTGACGCGATGCGCACCGCCCGGGTCAACGGTGCAGGCCCGCTAAGCACCGCACTCGCGGGGCTCTCGCCTATCGCGACGGGTGCGACCTCGGCTATCGGCAAGGTCGGTACGGCCCTGAAGACGGCGTTCCTCGCGAACCCGGTGGGCGCGATTGTCCTCGGAGTGTCGACCGCTATTGCGGCGTTCTCGATGGCATCAGCGGACGCGGAGCAGAAGACCGCCGAATGGAACTCCGAGATGGAGACCCTGCGCGGCACGCTGGATCAGACGAGCGCCGCGATCACGGAGCAGACCGAATCGCAGATCGTCCAGAACTTCCAGGCAGGCGAATGGGCCACCCGAGTTACCGAGCTGAATGGTGGCCTGTGGACGCTCGCGGACATGACCATGGCCGTCACGGGCGAGTCGTCCAAGCTCACGGACGAACTCACCTCGCTCGTCGCCGGCCAAGCGAACTGGACAGTGAAGGTTCATGACTCGTCGGGCGCGCTCACCACCTACGGTGACCGGCTCTCCGCGATGGGCATCAGCCAGTCGGAGATGGTCGAGGCAATCGCGAAGGGTGGCGACACCCTCGACGACGTGAAGACCCGCTTCACCGACGCTGGCGGCTCGGTCGAAGACTTCGACTCCATGGTGAACCGTCTCGGTTCGTCGATGAACGGCATCAACATGGACGCGCTGAAGGCGATCTATGAGGAGTCCGAGAAACTCGACGCCGCGAAGGCCGTGCTGGAGCAGTACAACGACGAGATGAAGCGGCTCCGCGAGGAGGGTGGTGAGGCCGCGGTTGAGCAGCGTCGGCTTGCTGACGCTATCGACACCGCGTCGAACTCGGCTAACGACGCTTCTGAGCGCATTCGTGCACTCCGTGAGGCGCTCGACATCCTCAACGGCGGCACACTCACCGCTGCGGAGCAGCAACAGAAGCTTGATGACGCGATCCGCGACATGGGCGACGCATTCGACCAGGCCAAGGACGACGCCGGCAATTTCAACTCGGCGCTGATCGACGCGCAGGGCAACATCGACACCTCGACCGAGCAGGGCAGCACGTTCCGCGACAACCTCATGGGCATCTCTGACGAGATGTTCCTTGCGGCTCAGGCGGCGGCTCAGCTCGCCTCGGACATGGGTGAAGACCCGTACACGGCGTCGCTCGAAGCGATGAAGCCCTACGTGGCGGAACTCGAATCGCTCGCCGCAGAGTACGGCCTGACCGACGAGCAGGTGCAAGGGCTCCTCGAAAGCCTCGGGATGATGCCGGAAGAGGCGGCGCTGTTCCTCAACGTCACCGGGCTGGATGAGACCGAGCAGGGGCTTGCGCAGATCGCTGGGCAGCTCCTCGGCCTCGAAGAGGGCGAACACCAGATGTTCGTGCAGGCCGACACTGACGAGGCGAAGCAGCGGCTCGAAGAACTCGGGTTCTACGTCACCGAAACCAGTGATGGTCGTTGGCGTATCGACCTGTCTGCCGACCCCGACGAGGCACAGGAGCAGATCGACGCGCTGATTGACTACGTGACCGGGTCTGACCCGACCGCGACCATTCACGCGCAGTCTGCCCCGGCAGAGGAGGAAGTCGCGGCATGGAAGGCAGCGACCGACGCGACGGTGGCTATCTCGACCGCCGACGCTGACGCGGCAGAGGCGCGCGGCGAAGTGCTCGCCTGGAAGCTGGAAGCTGACGGCACCTGGTCGGTGTCGCACATGGACGCCGAAAAGGCCGAAGCTGACTCGACCGTGATCACGTGGAAGCGTGACGCTGACGGCACGTGGGGTATCTCGAACCTTGGTGCCGACACCGTGTCGGCCTATACGGGCCTCAACGGGTTCGTGTCCGACGCCAACTCCACGTGGGCGACGGTGAACATCTCGGCGGACACGTCTTCGGCTAACGCCGCGATCCAGCGCATGGGCGGCCAGTCCATCAGCGTCTCCGTGTATCCGCAGATGATGTACGCCGACGGCGGCATCATGGCCTACGCGAACGGCGGCATGCTCGACCGGGCACGGCTCGGCATCCAGGCATTCGCCGACGGCGGCACGCCACACGCGACTCTGCCGACTGGGATCTACCCGGGCGGCCGGCCGATCCTCAAGTTTGCTGAACCTGAGACCGGCTGGGAAGCGTTCGTGTCCGGCAAGCGGGGCATGGAGCGGCGGAATCTTGGCATCCTCGCTGACGCGCAAGACCGGCTCCTCAAGCAGCTCGGGCTTGCGAATGTGCGGAAGTTTGCTGACGGCGGCACCGTCGCCAGCGACCCCGTGCAGCGCGCCACCGCCTCGGCACAGAACCACTTCCACGCCCCGCTTGTGCACATCGACCAGGCCGTCATGGACACTCCCGAGCGGGTGGACGAACTGGCGTCGAAGCTGTGGCGGCTGGCAGACCAGAACTCGCGGTCGCAGGGCCGCGTGAACCTCGGAGGGCCCACGACATGATCATCTATAAGAACGTGTCGACGGACTCTCTGCCGGGGGTGACCGCCAACCTCATCGAGTGGCGGTCACTCTCCGGCCTGGGTCTGGATACGGTGTCGTCGCCGGGTGTTGATGGGTGGATTGTGGCGGGTTCGTCGCAGTCGACCGCGACATTCAATGTGGCGGTGATTGTGAAGGGCTCGACCCCGCTCGAAGCGGTGGAGCGTGCGTCACGGTTCGCGGCGTTCGTTGACCCGAAGCGCGGCCCCGGCATCCTCAACCCGACAGGGCTTGATGGGGCTCCGGTGTACCGTGACGCGGTCTGTCAGGGGGAGCTTGAGTGGAAGCGTCTCACGTGGGATGACGGTAACGGTTATCAGATGTCGTGCAAGGTGACGTTCGAGTGTGACCCGCACGGTCGGCCGGCTGCTGATCCGTCGTTCTCTCGGTCGGGTGCTGGCGCTCTCGCGTTCACGGTCGAGGCGGGCGACACGGCGTGCTATCCGACCATCGAGTTGAAGGGCACGCTCTCGTCCACGCAGACGGTCACGCTGACGCTTGGTGGCTATTCGTGCACGATCACGGGCCCGCTCACGTCGGCTCAGACGATGCGGCTGGACTTCGAGTCGTTCGAGTTTGCCCGCTGGTCTGGCGCGTCGAAGGTCGCGTCGCTCGTCACGAAGATGAGCAGCCTCGACCGTCTCGAACTCTGGCCTGACACCGCGTATTCGCTCGTCGTCGCGACGACCGGCACGCTCTCGAACGTGACGGTGAAACCGAACTCTCGAACCTTGTAGGAGGCTCCTGTGTGGGATGACCGACTCTCCTGGTCTGGCGAGGTGCCGCTTGACCTGCCGGGGCTCAACCCGGTCGCTGCGCTCCGCTTCGATCAGGGCTATGAGGGTACGTGGCGTGATGCCGTGGACTCGACACATATCTGGTCGGTTCCCGGCTGGGGCCAGTCGCAGCATGGGGTGTCGGCGGGGCCGTGGGGCACACGGCTTGGCCTGAACCTCGTCAACCCCGCCACGGAGCAGGGCACGCTCTCGCTCCCGCATTTCGCGGGCCTGTGGCCGTCGGCGGGGAAGCTCCTCACGGGCATGTGGGTGTCGCAGTCGTACACGATGACGTTCAACCCGCTTATGTCGAGCCGTGGCGGCGAGGGCGCGCCGCTCGCGTACCTCTCGTCGCACACGAACGGTTCGCTCCGGCACCAGGTCTACAACGCGGCCGGTGGGCTGATTCTCGACCAGTACGAGACCCCGACGTGGGGCGAGGGCTACACCGGGTGGATGTGGGTCGGGCAGCTGGTCGATTTGGATGCGGGTACGTCGCAGCTCGCGGCGGTGCAGTGGTCGGGCCATGTCGCTTGGCTCTCCCCGGTGCGCTCCCTGTCGGGCACGCCGAACAAGGCCTGTACGGCTCCTATCGATATCGCGGGCCTGCCGTCGGTTGGCATGTGGTCGGGCGGTTATTTCGATGACCTGATCATCGCCCACCCCTCGGCGGGGTTCGATTTTGGTGCGTTCGTCGAGCGGCTCCGGCTGGGTACGTGGGCGACGGGCTCGAACGAGGCCGCCGCGGGCCGTCTCAGGGTGTCGGATGCAGCTGTTACGGCGGTCGCGTCGCACACCCTCTCGACGGGCGCGCAGCAAGTTAGCTACTCGGGAGGCCGTGAACCGTCTCGTGCAGCCACGGTGTACCGGTCGAGCAACAACGGCACGAGCTGGGTGGAGGGGCCTCTCCCGGCGAGCTTCACGGGCCTCGTGCGGTTCGATATCTCGCTGAACGCTGGTGACGCGTTCACGGGCGTCGAACTCCTCCCTCCCTCTCCGACGTTGGCGGTGATTCCGACTCAGACGGTGCCGCAGCGCGGCTCCGAGACGGTCGACCTGAACGCCACCTACACCGGCCCGGTGTCGTGGAATGTTGCCGTCGTTGGGCTGAATGCGGACGTGCAGGACGACACACTCACGCTCTCGGCAGAGTGGGCCGCGGGCGATATCCCTGTGACCGCTACGGTGCGTGACCAGTGGGGCCGCACCGCCTCCAGGACGTTTACGGCGCAGGTGGAAGCCCCGGATTGGGAGCCTCCGCAGCCGTCGCGCTATCCGCGGGTGCCGATCATCCTCGGCACTGGGAACGACCAGGTCGCGATCATCGACAGCCTGTCGGCGGTCGCGACGAGCGAGGTCAACGGGGAACAGTACTTCGAGTTCACTGTGCCGGTGAAGCACCGCCGCGCTGGCGTGCTCGCACCCGAGCTGCAAGTGTCGGTCGCGGGCGACCTCTACAAGGTGCGCCGCATCGAGACGGCCCGTGAATCGCGTGTGCCGGTCTATTCGGTGTACTGCGAAGCGCTGTTTTATGACCTGGCGTATGCGGGTCAGATCGACGGCCGTGAGTTCCTACAGACCACGGCCGGGGATGTGCTGGCGCTCGCCCTGGAGGGCACGGGCTGGACTATCGCCGCCGTGAACGTCACCACGCGCAGGACGTACACAGTGGAGGATTGTTCCCCGCTCGAACTGCTTCGTACGGTGCAGGCGCAGCATGGCGGCGACCTGCTGTTCGACAACGTCGGCAAGACTGTTTCGCTCGTCACGCGCTCCGGCCGTGACGTGGGCGTGGCGTTCTTCTATGGCCGCGGCCTCACCGAATCACAGCGGGTGGTAGATACGACAAGCCTGGTGACGCGCATTTATGCGCGGAACGAGGAGGGCGTGACCATCGCGTCGGTGAACTCGGGTGTGCCGTATGTGGAGGACTTCACGTGGACGAGCGAGGTGCGGGAAGCGACCTATGATTTCGCGTCCGGTACGTCGCCGTTCACGATGCTGTCGATGTCGCAAGCCACGCTCGCGAACCGCTGCAAACCCTCGTACAGCTACAAGTTCACAGTGGCCGACCTCTCCCACCAGTCCGGGCAGGAGATTGACCGGTTCGATGTGGGCGACACCGTCACCGTCGTTGACGACGAGCTCGGCATCCGTGAATCGCAACGCATTGTGTCGGTCGAGCACGACATTGTGCAGCCGTGGAAAACGAAGGTCACGCTCTCGGGCAAGCTCCGAGAGTTGGGCAAGGACTCGTCCGATCAGGCGGGCGCGCTCACGACCGGCGCGAACAACCGGGCGTTCGATCTTGTGCCGTTCAACCTCCTCAAAAACGGGCGGTTCGACAACGCGCTGGCGCACTGGGCTAGCTCTGGTGTCGAGATTGTCGACGGTGCAGGCACCGGCGATTACGCCGTCCGGTTCGAGGGTGAGGGCACGCGCTGGATTGAGCAGACCGTCAATCCTGACAACCGCAGTGAGTATGCGCTGTCGATGCACACCCGCACCACGGGTGGGGACGTGCCGCCGCTCAGAGCGCTCGTCACTGTCGAGTACGAGGACGGCACGACCGAAACCATTCCGGTCGAACTCACCTAGGGGGCGTCATGCAGGGCACGTTCCGCACAGGGTCTAAGCGCATCAAACGCATGGTGCTCCGGCTGGAAGGCAGCAACGTCACGGTGACGGACGTGATGCTCCAGCCGGGGCGCAACCCCTCCGGCTGGTTGCCGCACGTGACGGAGTTGCCGTGGATTGCGGGCGTCATTTCAGGAGGGTCGAACATGGATCAGGACGTGATCGAACGCTTCGAGCAGCTCGAGTCGCTCACACTCATGCAGGCCGCGCTGCTGCAATCCCTCGGGGTGAAGGTCGAAGACCTCGAACAAGGCGGCGGCGGGATCGATCAGCAGGCGATCTACGACGCTTATGTGGAGACGCGCAATGGCTGATTTGAGAGATCTTGCGATCCGTACCGCTGAGGACGTGAACGAGCATGCGGCGCTGATCGCGGGCAAAGCAGATATCTCGCATGTGCATACGGCGGAGGACATTACCGCGGGCACGCTCGCCGCCGCGCGCCTCCCCGCCGCCTCCACCAGCGCGCGGGGTGGCGTGCAGCTCGCGACGAACACGGAAGCGACGGCAGGCACCAACACGGTGAAGGCGGTCACCCCGGCCGGGTTGAAGGCGAAAGTTGACCCGCTCGAAGCTCGCGTCTCCACCGTCGAGGCCGGGCAGGGCGGTTCCTCGCTCACGAACGTCATGGTCACCAACGGTGTGCCGACTGGTTCCGCACCGGTCGGGTTTTGGGCCATCGACGCCACCACGGGCGACTACTACCAGATGGAGTAACCAATGGGCTGGCTACGAACCAGGCGGCAGACCACGGGCGTGCGTGACGTTACCTCGCTCTCGGAGTCACCGATCACGTGGGCGCGGCTACTGCGCTCGGTCGACAACATCGACCTGTATTTGCAGAACGTGGACGACACTCCCGCGAACCAGACGATCATGACGTTGCCGCCGGGGTTCCGGCCGGGATGGACGCGACGCCTCACCTCATCAGCGGCGACCGGGTACGGGTATGTAGACCAGTCGGGCCGGGTGCGGCACTCGACCGCGATCACGAGCCCGACCATCATCTACGGCCTGTTCACGACAGCGAATCCGTTCCCTGACACTGATCCGGGGGTGCCTGGCTAATGGCATGGCTGCGCAAGAGCGACACTGGTTGGCGTGACGTCACCTCGCTGATCACGCTCGACGTGACCTCGGGGCGGCTGCTCGTACGGCGGCGTCGTGATGACTTGACGCTGGTGCTGGATGACCTCGCGATCGCTAACCCGCCGTCGAACAACAACATGCCGTTGCCTCGGCTCCCTGTCGGTATGCGGCCGCTGTTTCGGCTGCGAGGTGACTGGTATCCATCGGTCGGGTATGCGGCGGGCGGTTCGCTCGGCGTGACGCCGGCCGGCTATGCAAATTTGTACTTCGCTTCGGCGGATGCGCCGATGTCGGCAACGATCCGGGCAGAGGTCTCGGGCGCGTTCCCTGCCGTGTTCCCTGGTGTAGAGGCGGTGCTGTAATGGCGTGGCTGTTGAGGCGATCCCGCTCGACGGGCTTGCACGACGTCACCGCGCTGATTGACGCGCCGGTGGCTGCGGGAACGCTCATGATCGAGCGGGTGGGCGATGTCACCTATCTCGAAGCGGACGGGCTCCGCTTGGGCGACGTGAGTGGCCGTATCGATCTGTTGCCGTCTGGGTCGCTCCCTGCAGGGATGCGGCCTCTCGGGCGGTCGCGTTGGCACAACATCCTCACGAGCGATGGCAGCCTGCGCCGCACGGCGTTCTCGCCTGCAGGCTGGGTGCCTATGTACTTCACTGCAGCGAACGATTTGCTGCACTTCACCGTGGGCACGCCGACTCCTGGCGAGTTCCCTTCGACAGCGCCGGGGGTGCTGCTCTAATGGCGTGGCTTCGACGCTTCGGCAGTTTCAACACCGGCTGGGTTGACGTGCCGATCGGCACGGGTGACGGCTGGTGGCTCGACGGTACCGGCACTGTGCAGGTCCGTCGCCGCGGCGGCTCCGATCCCGACCTCGACATGCTCGACATTCGGTTCACGAACGTCGGAGTACTCCCCGACGCGCCCGAGTTCGGTTATCTGACCCCGGCAGGGTTCCTCCCAGATGGGTTCCGCGTGTGGTCGCCCGAGCGTGCCGCGATCAACCTCGGCAACGTGAACGGTAACCGCGAGTACCGGATCCGCATCATGCAGAACTCGCGGCTCCTCTTGCAGCGCGGCGGCGATCAGCCGGGCACCGGCGTGCAGGCGATCCAGGGCACGCTCTCGCTGCTCGCGTACGCGGCACGACCAGGAGGCTACTAGTGGCTTGGCTGAAACGCACGCCGTCGTGGCGGCTCATTGACGAGCTGTTCCAGAACGTCGAGTCAGTGAACAGCATCCGCGTGCGCAGAACGAACAGCGGGCAGATCGACTACTCGTTCAACGGGCTGAAGCTCTCCGCAACGGGCGGCATCATCGTGGCCTGGGGCTCGCTGCCGGTCGGCTACCGACCGAACTTCGCGCAGTACGCGGGCCTGCAATCCACCACCGGCAAGCTGCTCGACCTCACGCTAAATGTGGGCGGCGGAATCGTGTTCTCGGGCGGCGTGATTGGCGAGACGTACCGCGGCAACTTCACGGTGTTCACGAACCAGGCGATGCCGACAACGCATCCCGGAATCGAGGTGACCTGATGGCTTGGATTCGTCGCCGCGTTCGGCGCACCGGCTGGCGCAACGTCTCAGACGAGCTAATCAACGGGTGGGCGGGGATGCTGTTCGTCGCGCGCGCCGATGACGCCGTGTTTTTTCGTGGGAAGCTCGACGGCACGACCGCTACCGCCGCCGCAGCATGGAATATCCCGCTCGGGTTCCGCTGCCCGCCAGTCACACACAACGGCAGTTACGACTACGGCGCTTCGCTCGCATGGACGGAGGACAACAACCCGTCGGTGCGTCGCCTCAACTACTACAACAACCGGCTTGCGGTCATCGGCTACCAGACGAGCGACCGCCTGTTGATCGCTGATTCGTTCCTGACCGTCAACGCTTGGCCGATCACATTCCCGGGAGTGGCGGCATGAGTTGGCTACGGCGACATGACACGGGCCTCCGTGACCTGACCGCGCTGATTGAAGCGCCGGTGACCTCGGGGCGGCTCCTCACCCGGCGACGCCAGGACAAGCTCATCGTCGTGCTCGATGAGTTGACGTTCACCGACCCGCCGTCGAACGTGACGATGCCGCGGCTCATCGCGGGCTGGCGGCCGGAATACCGCATCCGCGAACTCTGGTTCCCGTCCATCTCGACGCAGGGCGGCGGCTCCTATGGCATCTCGACGGCGGGCTATTTCAACCTGTACGGGGCGCAGGCTGGGCAGGCTATCTCGGCGCGTGCTGAGGTCGAAGCGCTCGGCGCGTTCCCGACGACGATGATGGGGGTCGCGGCATGAAGACGGATTGGCAGTCGATTCCGACCGCGGCGAGCGGACTGAAACCGCAGATGCCTGGTGAGCCGATCCAGTTTTTCCGGGTGAAGCGCGTCGGTGATCGCGCTCTGGTCGACCTCACCGGGCTTCGCCTCGATACCGAGAAACCCGGCCTGGCGAACCTCGGGCATCTCCCGGATTGGATGCGGCCGGAACTCCCGCACCAATACCACTGGGTGAACGATAGCCCTACGTCGCTGCATCCGTCGCTGTGCTCGGTGTACTACGGCCGCACGCTGTACTGGCACGAGACCCTGGCGAAGGGAATGCTCGTCGTTCAGCGACCGACGACGCTCCGCGGCGGGTTCGAGTACACCTGCACGGCACCTATCCCGCCAGATCTGATCATTGACTAGGGGGCGGCCATGCGTCTCGTCTCGCGTATCTCAGCCGGTAAGGGCCGCGTGGCGGCGGTCACGCTCCGCCTGATCTACGACGGTACCGAGACCTCTACGCCTATCGAGGTCACGGACCTACAGCTACAGCCGGGCGACCCGTCTGGTGTCGTACCGCACCCGCAGGACGTGAAGATCGAGACCGGCGGGCGGCAGTACCGCAACGGCGTGCTACCGCGCTCTGATGACACGGTGCTGGTGCTCGCGAACAACGACAGTGCAGCGCCGACGACCGTCACGGTGCGGCCGTCTGGCGTCGGCAACGTCAGGGTCGGTTCGTACCGGTTCGGCACGATCAACAAGACCGCGACCGTCGACGGTGGCAGCCACACCGCGACCCACGGGCACGGGCTCCCACCGATGCTCACGGAGCGCTCAGACGGGCACGTACCGGTCGATACGGAAGTGCCGGTGCATCTGACTATCGAGTGGCGCGAGCGCGCCTAGGAGGCCACGTGAGCGACCGTATTTGGTGTTGGACGGGGCATTTGTTCAATGACAGGACGCGCCTCGTGCTGGAGCATTACGGCGACCAAATCACCGACCTGAGCATCTTCGGGTGGCGCGTTGACGCGAACGGCAACCTGACCGAGACGTTCGACGCTGATTTGCTCGACCCGTACCGGGCGAAGTGGCCGCACATCAAGTTCTGGCTCGCGTTCCGCAACGACGGCGACGCGAGCATTTTCACGGCGCTCCGCAACAACGCTTCGGCCCGGGCGAACCTGATCGCTGGGCTCACGGCCGCGCTGGATGCTCGCCCGTGGCTCGGCGGAATCGATATCGACCTTGAGCAGGGCGGCGGCATCGCGAACGCACCCGCAGCAGAGGCGCTGTTTCAGCAGATTGCCGACCTCGCACGCTCGCGTGGCCTCGAATGCTCGGCGGCTCTGCCTCCGCTGACCATTGACGGCAGCGTGGGTGGGCAGGATTGGGCACGCTACGCGCAGCTGGGGCAGATTCTCGACCAGGTCGCGATCATGAGCTACGACTTCGCGTGGATGGGCAGCGCGCCTGGCCCGATCAGCCCTGGCTATTGGCTCCGGGACGTCTACGACTGGGCGGTCTCGCAGATCACGCCAAGCAAGATCCTCATGGGATTGCCGCTCTACGCCTATTTCTGGCGTATCGACACCTACCCTGCCGACCTCGGCTGGAACTTCCGCGGCGACAGTGGTACCTACTACGCCGCCTGGCAGCACTTCTCCGGGGTGCGTGCGCAGGACGGCTCCGACACGAACCCTGCAGGCTCCGGCAGTCATCACCGCATTGGTTGGCTCGCGTTCCGCGACGCCGACAGCAAGAGCGCGTGGGGCTTCACCGACGTGTATGACTGGCGCGACGCCTACTACTGGGACTCCGGCACGTCGCGGATAACTCGAGATTTCTTCGAGTCGAAGCCGTACATGGTGCGCTACGGGCTCCCGAGCGCGCTCGACCAGGGCGGTATGTGGCAAGTCACCGACAACTCCTCTGACACGGAGGGCGGCACCTACCGCATGAACGCGCGCTCCGTGCGCGACGTCAACGGCCGCTATGTGTCTCCGAAGAGCGGGTACACGGTCACGATGGAGCTCCTGAAGCGGTATCCGGTGGCGGCGACGATCATGGACGACAACGCGGGGAACGCGCAACAGCTCTCGAACTACTACGACGGCGACTGGGAGCAATGGTCGAACGAAGGCCGGAGCTATCACCAGTACCGGGGCACGGGCGCGCTCGACCTCTCGCACCAATTCAGCGGCTCGGTCTATCTACAGATTAGGGGCCAGTTCGCCACGGCGGGCTGGGTCGGCGTCACGGCGCGCGGCTACACGGTCGAGGTCAACAACAGCGGCACGCTCCGTATCAGGCAAGGGTCGACGGTGCTCGGCACCGCCTCGGTGCCTTCTCGGACAGTGGGCGACGCGGCAGGCGAATCCCGGTTCGTGCTCGCGATCCGGCTGCGCGAAAACAGTGTGCGCGCGTACTGGGCTGCGAACGAGAACACGGCACCGACCCGCTATCTCAGGGTCGCGGCGACACCGAACGGCGGCACGGTCGGCATCACGGCCACCAGCACTGCCTGGATCGACCACGTCTACGTTGGCGACGGCTGGTGGTACCAGCCGCGCGAAGCAGTCACGGTGAAGATCGGCAACCGGCAGAAAACACTCGGTCGGTTTGAGCGCGACGGCATCACCTGGGACAGCCACGGACGTTTCCGGCCGCTCGCTGACGTCGATGAGGAGCAGACGCGCGAGGGCGAGACGCGCTCCATCGCCCTCGACTGGGTGTATGACCACTGGAAAGACATCCCCGTCTACCCAGACACTCCCACCGACGTCGAGGTCATCGCGACCGACCACGACGTGTGGGTCGGCCGCGTCATCATCCTCGACAAAGCCGGAAGCTTCATCGCCTACTGGTCGGACGCGGAAACGATCGTGCACTGGCGCGACCGAGCACGCCTCGACTACCGACTGTCCGGCATCGCGTTGTGGTCACTCGGCCAAGAGGATTTGCGCATCTGGGACCGGCTGCGCGGCGGCGAGCTCACGCCCGAAACCAAGCGGCTCGACCGCTGACACCAACCCCGCAGGGGGAGGCCGCCAGCGACCAGCAGGCGGAACACACCACGCACCCTCCGGGGTGCGTTTCTCATTTAGGAGAGAAATGGCATACGCATACACCGTCGAGTCATCTGCGGCGGGGCTGTGGGCCGAGCCCACCGGCACCGGAAACCCCACCGGCTTCGCCATGCGCAGCGGTATCCAGCAGGAGCTGAAGCGCATCGGGCGCTATAGCGGGCCGGTTGACGGCGCGTGGGGTCCGAACACCATCAAGGGCATCCAGCGGTCAATCGCGGCCGGTAACTACTACCACGGACCGATCGACGGCGCTGTTGGGAAGAACACCTGCAACGGCGTGGTTCTCTACTCGCAAACCCGCGGAGGAAACCTCACGTCGGGCGGTGGATGGAACAACATCATCTGGAACGCCTTTTGGAAGCGCCTCAAGGGCGTCCCGAAGGAACCGACTCCGATCGGCTAGTCGACTGTCGTAACGGTCGCGTCACCGTCAACTAGCTCGCACAGGTGCGACGGGAAGCCGCCCTCAAGGGTGCTTCCCTCGAATAGCACTGAGTATCCGCCAGGGATCGTGTCTACGGTCGGCGGGTTGATCGAGTGCTGACGCGCCCAAATCTGTTCGAGCGTGGTGCTCTCGGTGACCACGTCGGCGTAGTCGTCGGCGATGTAGTCGAGGCCTGCCTGGTAGCAGGTTTCGGCGGCGGCGTCGCGGTCTGCGCTTGCTGCAACGGTCGGTGCGGGTGCCGGGGTCTTCGTATCGAGGGCTCCGGCGCTCGCGGTCGCGCATCCCGCGAGCAGCGGCAGAGCAACAGCGGTGGCGGTAAGGGCAAGAAGTCGGCGCATACCCGTCATCGTATCCGCGGCCACCGACACGCCCGGTCACAACAACACAACATTCCAGCGCCCACGAGGGGCGCTTTTTCATGCCTGAAGGAGGCACCCCATGGCCACTGTCGACGCTGTCGCAGCCTGGATGAACAAGACTTACCCGACCCGAAACCACGACCAGCAGTGTCAGCGCCTCGTGTGGAACGTCATTTACTACCTCATGGGGTACACCCGTGACTCGCAGATGGTGACGTATCCGACGGCGCGGGCGGCGCGTCTCGCGTCGAAGATCGAATCGACGAATGCGAGCAAGGCACCCGCGGGCGCGATCCACTACTGGCAGAACCCGGCCGCGGAAGGCCACGTCGGCGTGAGTCTCGGCGGCGAGTCTGTGTTGATGACCGGCACGTCGGCTGCGCTCGGTGCCGGCGGGCAGCTCCTCGGCAACAACTACGGCATCACCACCGTCTCCGCGTACACGCGCGCGAAGGGCAATCCGTACCTTGGCTGGTCGCGGCGTAACGGCTCGAATGCGTCCATCGTCGGCAAGATCGCAGGCCGCGCTTCCTCGAACGCCGCCGCATCCTCGTCGTCCAAGAGCGCGACGAAGGCGCAGTGGAAGACGATTCAGACGTGGCTGAAGAAGCTCGGACGCTACTCCGGCCCCGCGGATGGCGTGCCTGGCATCAACACGTGGAAGGGTGTGCAGCGCACCGTACGCGACCGCGCAGGCTACACCGGACCGATTGACGGCAAGCCCGGTGTGAACACGTACAAGGCCATGCAGCGCTACGCGAAGGCCGGCGGCGGCTACACCGGCCCTGTCGACGGTGTACTCGGCGCGAACAGCTGGCGTGGCTTCGTCGCCCGCCTGTCGAGCTAGGAGGAGCCATGTGGCGCACACTCCGCATGATCCTGCACGACCCGCCCCAATGGCGGCCCGTCGTCGCGACCGGCTACACCTTCGCCCTCCTCATGGGCGTCGTCACCATCATCGCCCCACCCCGCACCATCGAAACCCAGCTCGGTGACACCCTCGCCACCGTGTGGGGCGTGCTCCTCACCATCGGCGGCATCGGCGGGCTCGCGTTCGTCTACACCCGCTGGTGGTGGGCAGAACGCCTCTCCATCGCCGTCATCTGGATGGGTCTCGGCATGTACGGGTTCATCGTCGGACTCCTCGCGTTCACCGAGACCGGCAACCGATGGACACAGCTCGGCGCGCTCGCACTCGCGTTCTGTTTCTTCCTCCTCCGCTTCCTTCAGATCATCGGATGGGATTACCGACCACCTATCTACGACGACCGGGAGTAGCGCATGACGGTAGAGCAGATCATCGCGCTGTGCGGCGTGGTCCTGGGGTCGGGCAGCGCGGGCACTATCGCGATACAGCGGCTCATTGAACGCACCGGCTCGGCTGGGCAGCGGCGTCGTGACGACCTGAACAAAGCCTGGGATGCCTACGACCGGGAGCGGAAGTGGCGTCGCCGCATCGAGGACTACACCCACCAGCTCCGCCGAATGCTGATCGAGGCACCGTGCATCGACCCTGTCGACCTCCCGCCGTGGCCGTCGAGCAGCACCACCACCGAAACCCCAACCCAGGAAGGCAAGTAATTTGCTCGAACCGAACCTTGACCATGTGATCACGTCGCGTCTCGCGCGCCGCATCATCTACACCGTGTATGTGCTCGCGGTGTTCGTGATCGGCGCGCTGCAAGTCGCGTTCGCCGCGCTCGATGCGGGTACGCCGGAATGGCTGACCGTCGCCATCGCGGTCGCGGCGTATGCGGGTGTGCCTGTTGGCGCGCTCGCCGCCGTCAACACCCCATCGCAGGAATAGCCTTCATCCCGGCACGATTAAGCCCCCACCTTCACGCTCTCGGGCGTGCGGGTGGGGCTTTTCGTCGTCGATTCGAGGTCATCAAGAAGCAGGATCGCCAACGCGTCGGTGGGCTCATCTAGGATCACGCCATGACTGAAGAACTTGCGCGCGACGTAGTGGAAGCCCTGACGCTTCGCTTCACAGGGGAGAACGAAGACGGGTCAGCACTTCACGAGCTTCGCGCTTCGCATGTCGCTGAGGTACTTGAGGGCCTGGTTGGGCTCACGAGCGACTTTGACAAAGCAGGTGTATTCAGCACAACCGGACCGTCAAGCTCAGAAATTCTGGTCCGACCGGCGCAGGAGGGCTCGTTCCTCATCGAAGTCGTTCGGTTCGCGACCGAGGCTTGGGAGGCCGGGGCCGGGGCGGCGACCGCAGCGGGGGTCCCGACAATTGGCGTGATCTTCTGGTGGGCCACGAAGTATGAACGCGCGGGAGTCAAGGATTTTACTTATCTCGACAACGGAAGCGTCAAGGTGATTTGGCAGGACGACCTTGCCGAGGAGATCCCTCGAGAAGCTTGGGAGGAGCTCAACAAGCGCAAGCACCGTCGAAGGAAACAGCTCCGACAGATCATGGCACCGCTGAGCGACACTCGTGTGGAGGAACTGGACGTTGCGGTCATTCCATCTGTGCCGGAACAACAAGCGCCTGAGCCGATCGCGACGCTGACGCGTGACGATCTCAACGCGGTCCAGCCGCTCGACGACGTTGAAGAATCGTCGGAGTTTCTTGATCTCGAAGCTCAGCTTGCGGCCGTAGACTTCGAGGACCCGACGAAGTGGAGAGTGAAGGCAGCCGGCAAAACTCGTTCCGCCAGCGTCGAGGACGAAGAGTTCCTAGGCCGAGTCTCGAATGGGCTCGCTATTCGCAGTACGGACATTTTCCGAGTGCGTATACGGGAGGACGTCACGACGACGAACGCGAGGTCCTCGACGAAGTGGACGATCCTCAAGGTGGAAAGTTATAGGAGAGCTTCTCATGACGACGAACCGGACGAGCGGACCGCGTAGGCGGCTCGACGTGTGGGGTCTTGTGCTCCTCCTCGTGGGGGCGCTGTCTGGCCTGTTCTCGTACTGGCTCATCACCACTGCTGACGTGAATGTCCTCGTGATTGTGCCGTCGATCGTTGCGGCGACGATCGGTGCCTTGCACCTCACAAAACTAGAAGCGCCCAGGTCTTGAACCGCCTGCGCCTCGTCTCTCCTTTGGGAGGGGCGGGGCGCTTTCTTGCGTTTCCGGGGCTAGTACCGCACCCAGGCGATCACGTCGCCCTCGGCAAGCTCGACCTTGGCGCGCGCCTCCGCAACCGTGCGGGCGTCGACCTCGACCAGCCGGGGTTCAGCGACCGGCTCACGGCCGGCTAGCTCGGCACGAGCGGGCTCAGAGAGAGCAGAGGTCGGGTCTTGGCTTTTGATCAT